ATGGCATACTATAGCATAGAAAAACGTCCGCGCGCTGATGGTACAACGCGCTACCGCTGCACTGTGGGCGTGAAGCAAGGCGGAAAATACATCTACCGCGAGAGCAAAACCTTTGGGCGCCACCAGCTCGCTAAAACGTGGGGTGCCAACCGGGTGACCCAGATAGAGGCTGATGGGGTGCCAGGCGAAAATAGCTCAAGTGATCTAACTGTAGGTGACCTTATCAGGAAGTACGTGGATGATCCGGCGCTGGGAGGAAAAGTCGGGCGCAGTAAAGGCTATATACTCAACATGCTTGCCGATTGTGATATTGCCAATATTAAGCTGCTGGATTTGCAAGACCACCACGTTATTGAGCATTGCCGCGACCGCAACGCCGCCGGTGCTGGCCCAGCGACAGTAGCTCAAGACCTGAGTTACCTTTCGTCCGTTCTCTCAACAGCCAAACCTATATTCGGCTTGGATTACACTCGCAACCCAGCGAAAGAGGCGCGGGCTACGGCTTTAAAAATGGGATTGATAGGGAAATCACAGCGCAGAACCCGCAGGCCAGCCAGCGACGAACTGGCACGCCTCGTCGCCGGTTTGAGAGAGCGAGCAGGTAAGCGCCAGTCGATTATACCCTACGAAGATATTCTCAATTTTTCGATACTGTCATGCATGAGGATAGGTGAAGTCTGCCGCATAAGGTGGGAGGACGTGAACGAGCAGCAACGGGCGGTGATGGTCAGAGACAGGAAGGATCCGAGAAAGAAAGCCGGCAATCATATGATGGTGCCGCTTCTCGGTGAGGCATGGGATATCGTTCAGCGCCAGCCGAAAAAATCCGAGCTTATCTTCCCATACAAGCCACAGTCCGTTAGTTCAGGCTTCCAGCGCGTCAGAGACCGATTAGGCATAGAGGACTTGCGCTATCACGATATGCGTCGTGAGGCGGCCAGTAGGCTTTTTGAGGCGGGGTTTAGCATTGAGGAAGTTGCCCAGGTCACCGGCCATCGCAACTTGAATCTGCTTTGGCAGGTATACACCGAGCTCTACCCGAAATCACTGCATGAGAAGTTCGAGCAGTTGAAGAAATCGAAGTTGACCGAACAATGATCGGACTGTACAAATATCCAGCAAACTTCTATCGGGCTCAGAACATGAAATCTCAAGACGAAATTATCGGCATGCGGCAACTAACCAACTTTCAGGCAGACCATAGCGCTTTTGGCGGTTTTGTTCTGCTACACTCATCCTTCGTGGATACAATGTCATATGTTTGCGCTGACAAGGCCACTGCCTTTGCCGATCAGGATGTGATGATTCGGCTGGACGTTGCCAAGGCGCTGATCCGCGAGCTGCAGAAGCGCGTCGATTACATCGAAGCCGGCATCGAAAACAATGCCGTGCACCTGGTTGATTAAAAACTGGTTATAGGTGGTATCGGTCACCACCGCCCCACCAGCATAACGATTTGATAATATTACTAAAGATTAGCAATTACCATCCATTTTCCGCCAGGCGGTCAGCACCATCCAAGATGCTGCCCCTGCCGATGTTCAACCATTCGAACACTACGAGGCCGGCGACGGGGCAGCAGATTTTAGATAGGGGCTACGATTGAGTTTTCAAGTCTGCCGGGTTCCCTCCCGGCACAATGGCATTACCAAATCAGGAACTGCGGGCCGAACGTGAAACGCAGGTAGAGGCAGATCGATTTGTATTCATCGACTGTCAGCAGCCGATTGAACACAAGCACAACAGAAACATGCGCCCATCCCGTGAACTGCCCTGCGCTTCTGTGACCACCGATCAGCAGTGTATTCGACTGCACCTGGCGGCCAGCCCCTAGCGACGAATTAGAGACAATGTTTTTTGCGGTCGGGTCATAGAATCCAGAGACAGAACGCCCTGGGTTAAACTGGCCAGTGCCGATCACGAAGTCTGTATTCGGGATATTCACGATCGGCGTAATCGCATTCGTTAGCCCCGCAGTTACCCATGCATTCGCTACTACGGAAGTGTCAGTTAGACGCAGTGAATCTCCACCGACGCCATCATAATTTGAGATAACCATTCCCTGTCCGCCGGTACTGGAATTATCAGAGCGAAGCGCTATTGAAATGACGCTCATTTCATTTTGAGAGGGGATGCCCGTATCAAAACAGTTTTGCGCGTTACAGACGGCATACGGACCATCGAGCTGCGGACTACCCACTTTCTTCAGTGGCTTGGTTGGATCGGCATAGTTATAAAGTGCGTCGGCTGTATATTCGGTTGTGAAATACGCGCCGAGCAATCCCGCTTTGACAGGAACATCCAGAGCGATAGTTTCGAATTCAGACGCTTTCGGAAATCCTACACCTGGCATGGTCCAATTAATGATCTCAGGAAATGGCATTTTTATAACCCCTTACAAGAATTTTTCAACGTTCTGTGTTGCCAGCAGTTGTGCGCCGACGTCGTTTAGATGGAGGTTGTTAAACCAAAGACCAGCAGCATCACCATCAGCCCAATTTTTAGGAAATACGTCATATCCGCTATAGAACTCGGCATTTTTCTGGACTGATAGGCTCCTGATCGCATCGTTAAATACCGACATATTTGTAGCGCCGGTTGCGTTTGGAATTGGCGGAGAAATGAGAATGATGCCCATATCTTTATTAACTGAGCGGTATGAATCAATCAGGTCACTGTACCCTGCATAAAATGCATCAATGCTCACACTTTTCCAATAATCGTTAATGCCGATTATGATAATCGCTACGTCTGGATTAATGTACTCAACGAAATGCGGAATGTGTGGCAAAACATAACTATACATTGGCGTTGTCATGCCACCATTGCCGCATTTGTATAGCGTGGCACCGATTGGTTTATCCGCGTTAAAACCATAAAGCGAAACCGTCCCAGTGTTCCCATTTGTGTTAATGCGCAGAGAGTGCTCGCCGTCCGACAGCCCTGTGATATCGACGAATTTTTTCGTTTTCGTATTACCACCCACAACAGCCACCCAGTCGCCAGCGCCATCGACTCGGTAATTAAATGTGCCGTCACCGTCATAATAGTTGATGCGCAGCGTATTGCAGTTAACCCCATTAATTTGCAGCGTCGCAAACTGATTCGCAGATGTCAGGGAAAACCCATCATGTGAACACCCAATGTCACTATTCGGCGCGCTACCGTTTGAGGCATCATAAACAGTAAATCCGTTGTGAACGATTGACACGTTATTCAGGCAATTGTTCGTTTCCGTTCCGCCGTCAATGTTAAATGAAACCCATCCATCTCCACCGCGTCCATATTTGGAGTAAATCAAATTAGCGATAGCCTGAGAAATCGATTTCCACTCCATCCAAGAATCGCCGACAGTGATAATTCTCAGGTTTTGGTTGCTGCCAATATCATGCTTTGCCACTTTAGCGCGGTATGGCCACAGCGAGCTACCATCAGTAAAACTCATTATCGCTGAACTTTTTAATGTGTCTTTGTGAATGCCTTTAGCAACTAACATTCCATCTTTAAACCCGAGAATGACATTATCAGACATGTCTTTTATCGCAATGAGATTCCCAAGGTCACGCATCGGCTTTAACATTTTTTGAGTTATCCGTAGTTTTTTAGCGATAGATTTAACCAGTCTATTACCAGCCCCAAACGCGTCAAATCGGCCGAATTCAAATGATGTCAGCACATTGCCCGACATATCCTGCGCCGTAGAAAAGTGCTCGCGGCTTTGTGCAATGCGCTTCGTTTTACTTTCTAACGCACCAACGCGGCGCAATGCCTGCATTACGCGGCGCGATACCGATGTAACAAACCGCTCACTGGCCTCCGAATTAATAAACTCAGCCACCCCGCCAGCATTTTTGTAGTAATTGAAGATGACCGTAACACCGCCACCATCTGGTATTGCTACTCGAAACAGTTTCCCGTCTGGCGTCCCGGCTATACCTGCGATCGTGCCGTCAGGATCGGTTGATGATGTGTAATAGGTATTGGCATCTGCGATGTTCTGGGCGTTTTCTGCGGCCGTCTCGGCTCGTTCAGCGGCATCATCAGCGCCTGAAACAGCCTCTTTAGCCTGGCGGCTGAACTTAAACGCGGCATCAGCCGACTGAGCGGCGCTATCTGCCGACAGGCTGCTCTTTGCTTCGTCAGTTGCTTGTTGTGTGCTGCGGGCTCCCAGCACAATGTCTGTGCCGACGACGCCATCAACTGGCAATCCTTCAGATGACATATATTTCTCCGGTGTTGTGGAGTTGGTTATTGACAATTAGCACCAATGGGGCTATTATTTATTACATGAGGTAGCGGAAAGGCCGCAGCCCGAACCCGAAAGGAAGAACGAGATGACAAACGACATGACCACCGCAGAGCTTGAAAAGATTCACGCTGAAATCGCCAAGCTAATGGCCGAGACAGCGAAGATTAACCGGGAAACAATGTGGTATCCGGTAGCTGTCGCAACCGGTCTTATCGGTGCGGTCGCCACGGTAACTACCATCATCATCAAATTTATTTAAAAGAAGCCCCGCAAGGGGCTTTTTCGCAGGTGCGCAATGAGACTGATAAACGAATACACCCCACCCGCGCCGGAAGACCTGGAGCGGCTAAAATCAGAGCTGGGTTACACAGGTAATCAAATGGCAGATATCGCAGGCGTTGCCAGTAATAGCCAGTGGAGAAAATACACTGGCGGGGCAGAACCGCGCGCCATGTCTCCACATATCCTGTTCTTCATGGCTTCTCAGCTTGTCCTGTCAGAAGATGATTTAAACCGAGTGCTGAAGAAGATGCAGGAAATCGGAGCTGAGATAAAATAATCATGGGTTACTTTAGATTTATACTTGCCGCCTTGGTATGCTCTAATCATCTATGGATAATAGGTGGGGTGGGTAGATATGCCGTTTTCTCTTTCTATATCCTCAGTGGTTATCTTATGACTACGGTTATATGCGAGCGCTACGGAACAAGTTTTGATGGCATAAAAAGATATGCAATAAACAGGATTCTTAGAATCTACCCTATATATTTTCTAGTGTTTTTTATTGCTATACTATCTATAAATTTTTTTGGCACTAAAAACACACATGTTTTTGACCCCAACCTATCCATCCCATCAACAATTAAAAGTTGGTTTATGAACATAACCTTAATTGGACTTGACTTTAATGTTCAAGAAAGGACAATCCCGCCTAGCTGGACTCTATTTGTAGAGTTGTTTTTTTATGCAGCAATTCCATTTGCAATCAGACTGGGTTCAAAATTCATCACTTTCTGGGTTATCATTTCTGTTATTTACCATGTATATTTTTTGTATACAGCTACAGATGCTGGGCTTGATTGGAACTCAAGATACGGGACTATATTTGCCGGGTCACTTGGTTTTTCTCTTGGATGCGCAGCAAGATTCTTACCTGTGGGCGGATTGAGGTTTAAAGGCGCAGTTGTAACATCAATCCTTGGATTGGTGTTTAGTTACGCGGTTCCAACATACTTCATGTTATCTGGGTATACTGATAAAGAATGGAGATATATCTCAACATACACATTTTTACCTTTCAATTGCTTTCTCTTTGCTGTTTATTGCTAACTCTATAAATATTAAGCAATCGCCTTTCGGAAGGCTGCTTGGTGAGCTATCTTATCCTCTTTATCTTGTACACATCCCTGCCGGGTTTGTTCTGGTTAATATATTGAACCTTCAACCAAGAACATATTACACATTTGCTTTGTGCTTTGCTTTTTCTGTTGCCATCTCGCTATCTCTTCATTTAATAGATCGCAAGATAAATAAGATAAGAGACAAAGTTAGGCCTATTGCTAAAAAATCGCCCGTTTAATGGGCGATTTATACAGTCCGATTTATTTAAGTAAACTCCCACACGATGACTAGTCCCGGCGCACCGTTCCCGCCATTCTTCCCTTGTGCGCTTGGGCCGGCAAAAGCACCACTTCCACCTGAACCATACCCCGAACCATCATTTCCTTTTACGGAATTGCTCCCACTTGCGCCGACAGATGCTCCACCAGAACCTAGTGGGTTACTCCCGCCTTTTCCTGAAATCCCTGCGCCTAACGCAAATCCATTTCCGCCAGACTCGCCATCAATGGATGCTATATTCGCTCCCGTAGGCTGAAGGGTTTTGGGTGGGATTGACTGGCAAATATTTGGTATTTGAAATGAGTTCGCCGCCAGTCCTGAGTTACCACCAGGACAGGTCAATAATGTACCAAATTTCGTGTCACCACCTGGCTCGCCAATCGTTGCTCCTGATGTAGTATCTGATGCAATGCCTCCAGCCCCTCCGGTTCCAACAGTGACCGCTACGTTTCCATTTATGGTATATTTTCCCTTTCCGTAAGTTCCTGAGTTCCCACCAGCCGCCGCAGATACAGTTCCTGACGAAGGTGTGGCACAACCACCTCCGCCGCCACCGCCACCAACAGCCTCGACAATCACGTATCGCGTTCCAGGTGTTGGCGTGTAAGTGCCTGATGCGGTGAAGCGCTGAATGCCAATCAGGCAGCCGCCCATCGCCACTTTGAGCTTATCCAGCAAGCCATTCACATCGCCATCATCCAGCACATCCTGACCGGTTTTATCGGCGATAAACTGCCCCAGCACAGCGGCCATTGTCGAGCCCTGGCGCCATACAGTGTTGAGTTCCTCGGACTTCGCTACGCCCGAACTGAAGCCCGCAGAGCGTGCCGGTAGCGTCTGATAGTCAGTATTGGGTAAAACGTTGGCGTTTGCCGCAGTGCCGAAGGGTAAAAATTCGTTCTTAGCCATGTGATGCTCCCAGCAGTGTTCCCCATGCGCCCTTATCGAAGCCGGAGATAAATTCATTATCGATGTCGAAGCCAAACAGCGGCCCCGACTCGGTTGTGATGGTGTAATTTTTGATGCGGACGGTTGACGGTTTGATGTCCAGATAACCCAGCTCGATCACTGCTTTCATGACCGGCGTAATGCGGTCGCCGGTGATGTACACCGACATCGTCATGTCGAAGTTATCGACGGCGAAAATCTTCGTTTTTCCGTCTGGGAAAATAATCTGGTAGACATCACTGAGCGTCTCCGTGGTGCCGTCCCAATGGTTGGCCGCAATTTTCGCGCGAATGATGGTTCGGTAGGTGTCATCGTCCAGTTCAGTGAAGCCACCGGCATCGAATCGGCCACGCCATAGCCCGGCATCAAAACCGAGTTCCTCATCGTCCAGCGAGAAATAAACGCCGGTGATCGGCGTGGCAATCTTCCGCCCTATTCCCACCCACAATCCGACAGCGTCCAGCTGCTTACCTACGGCAGTGTCCAGGTCGAAATCGTCAATCAGCTTCGCTGTGGCGTTCTGCACGTCGATCAGGGCTGTGTGATGAGGGAGATATGATCGTAAAATTTCGGCTTGTGCTTGTGATAGGACGTGATGAGCTTTTGGTATTTCGTCTCACTCATGGGATCACCACCACCTCGACATTCGCCGGCGCACAGGCGGCTACCGCGTTGAACCCGATCACGACATTTGCCGGCGCCAGGCTACCCGGTGAGGTGCCTATCTGCAGGTCGGTAATGTCGAACGTTGCGCTGTCTGCGCTGCCGTTCAGATTGGCAGGCAGGAATAGACGCGTCAGGTATACCGGATCGCCGATCTCGATTTCGTTGATGTATGCCGCAACAGCCGTTCTGATTTCCTCGCCGACCGCCGACGTGTAACCCTGCAGCGCTTTGATCTCGACGCGCGCGTAAATATTAACGCTGGTCGGGCGGAAGAAGCTGATCGGATGCACGATGCCGTATTTGTCGGTAACGTCGATTGTGGTCGTGCCGTAGGTGCCGCCGCCAGGCGTTTTCTTGGTGGCGATGGTTTTGGCGATCGCCGCCGCGTCACCGCCGGCAACAACAAGCGAAAATGCTGTGAGGCGGTAAGCCGTTGGCATCTTCTACGCTGGTGTCGTTCTCATACCCACGGTAGCGCTCTACGCCGTCCAGGGTCGCTACAGCGCCCATAATGCCATCCAGCACCGTCAGCGATGGATAGCCACGGATTTTAGCTGGCGCTGGCGCAACTCCGCATCCGTCTCCACTTTTTCGCCCAGCGGTTGCGGCTGCCGGGTTGGTTACCGACTGCCAACCTCGCGTAGGGGTGCCGATCTCGGTAATGCTACCTGCAGGTGCCACGACGGCGGCCATCAACCTGGCACGTTGCTGTCACGGTGACTGTGCATCTATGCCGATCACCACACTGGCAGTAATGACCAGGTGATGCCGTTGCTGTCACGCACTGTGGCCGTTGGTGATCAGCGTGCCGACCTGCCCCACGATCCGCACATCAGCAGTGGAGCGAGACGCCGGCGTTACTGCAATGCCATTAATTTTCACGTTGGAGGCCAAACCGCGCCCCTGCGCTGTTGCCGGGCTGAACGAGTTATAGACGGCGATCGCTGTGTGTTTCGCGTCGTGGATGCCCAGCGCGTAAATAGCCAGCATCTGGCCGTCTTTGCTGTCAAGGTTCCCAGATAAACATCGTCACCGTAGATCTGTTGGAAATAACCGGTCAGCGTGTTGAGTATCGTCTGATAATCGGGCGCGCTGACCCCGCTCGCAGTCACTGTGGCCGCAAGCCCTAGCGTATCGAGATTGAGCATTATGCCTCGCTGGTTACAGTCGTTTCGCCGTACAGCGTGTTGATGGTCGCGGTGAACGTCACGCGGCGCGTATCTGGGTTATATTCCGTGGTGAATTTGAGGATTTCGGTCACGCCCTGCGTGCCGAGGATCCGCTCGCGCACAGCCATGTTGTAGGCGGCTGATTTGTGCTTGCCGAGTATCGTCTCACGATACGGCGTGCCGTCGGTCACATCGAGAAACCATTCGCCCGTCCACAGTTCAAAGCGCGTTTTCACAGCCTGTGCGACCGCCTCCGGGGTGTTCTCCAAAAAGGTGTTATCACCCTGGCCGGAAGGTGTAATCGCCGTTCTCGTCCTCTTTGCGGTACTTCACTCCGGGCCTCCTGTCTGGCCGCTGCCAGTTTCTACGCCCGCCGTGTTTATGCGTCTGCAGGCTGACGCCGCCAGCCTTGACGTCGTTCGTCACGCTCACCGGCCCCAGCATCGTCGCCGTGCCGCCGTCTGCACCCATGCCCTGCGACAGGTTGCCGTTTATTCGTCACGTTGCCATTGAGCACGATTTCTGGGGAATTGGATCTCTGTGCCGCCCTGCGCGCTGGCGGTCATTTTCCCCGTGTGTGGTGACGTTAACGGCATGATTGTCTGGGTCGAGTTCGATAAATGCGGCGCCGTCATCGGTGCGCAGTTGCGCGGCCGTGGAGCTGATGCCGATGATTTTCTTCGCCTGAGACTGCGGCCCGACAGCGCAAAAGCATCTGCAAGATGGTGCTGTCGCTGGTCTACGGGTTTCCTGCACCCCGCCGTTCTGCCACCAGTAATCGATGCAGCGGTCGGGCGAACACGACAAGGCACTCGTCGCCGGCAGTCACTGGAACGTCAGCGTGACGCCTCCGCCGCGCGGAACACGACAGGAACATCAACAAGTAGTGGCAGCGCCACCGATGACAAGGACCGTCCAGATTGCCGCACAGAGGCTTTTACAGCCGGTTGGATCGTGGCAGTTACCGCGTCAACGTCGAAAGACTGGATGATGCCGGCATTGCCACCCGTAGACTGGTACTGAGCGAATCAGCCACGGCTTTCAGCACCAGCTCAGGGGAGTCCTGGCGTTCGTTGTTCGTTACCACGTTATGCTCCTGCCCGGATGGTGGATTGGGTTCAAGCAGCCCCGCGCGCCCTTGGCAATACAGATCATGTCTGATACCAGGCCATTGCCGCGCGTGTCGCCGTAATAGGCGATGTTCTTCACGATGTAATCACCGTCCATGTCCAGCAACTGCCGGCTGCTGCACTGAGGGCGCCCGCTGTGCTGCCGGTGGCGATCTCTTGGTTTGACAGGCCGACCTGGTTTATCGATTTGTTGTCGAGGCGATCAGCGTGTCGAGGCTGGATGTTCGGGTTAATCAGGCATTTCACGTTGATGCCGCCGTTAATGGTTTTGCTCAGGCATGCCGATTCCAGCCGTCTGCGCGTTCAGCACGATGGCATCGGCCAGATGAGGCGTTTTGCCGGCACATCTGCAGGCGCCCGTTCTCATAGCGGCCATGGTTGCCTTGCACTGCGCCGCCAGCTGGAAACTTCATCCCGGTGCATGCCGAACATCGGTTTACGCGTGGCGCCTTGGTGGTGCAAATTCCGGCGTAGCGCCGGCGACGATGTCGTAAACCCCGAATCGGCTTCATCAGCGCGGTGTGTACGTCCTGTTGCGTGTACCCGGCTGCGAGCGTGGTGTTTCATCACCGCGAAGTTATGCGCCTGGTCACTGTCGGCCGCCTGGATCACCACGTAGGTGTCGGTCGGGTTTTTCACGCCCGCTGTAGGAATACTGGATCTGACCGGAAAAAATCAGTCCGAAATTGTCCTGGGTAGCCGGCGACAAACTTTATCTGCGTGAATTCGTTCTGCCTGATCCGGCTGTTGGTGTTCCGGCTCAGGTTGTAAATCTTGAACATCGCCGTGGCGGGGTAGCTGATGTCGGGCCTGCTGATGTTGAAGCTGATTTTCAGGCCGGATAACTCCAGCCCTTCCCCGGCATCGTTCGCCACGATAAGGCTGCATTTTCGCATCCAGTTAGTGGTCATAGGCGCCCCATAAAAACCGCCCGGAGGCGGTCAGTTGGTCAGAAAGTATAGGTGGGATTCAATGCCCAGGTTGGTCTGCGTCGGCGGCGCCAGCACGGCGGGATCTGACATCACGAACAACTGGCCGCCAATCCCGAGGTAGCGATACTGCGCTAGCAGGTCAGCACCGGCCACCAGCGGGATACCTTGAATAATCGGCGTTCTGTCGTTGCTCGCGATATCCAGTACCCACCCGGCCATATCGCGCCACATCAGCGTAAGCTGGTACTGCACGCCGGCCAGTTGGATAGCAAATTGCTGAGATACCGGCGTAAGGGGGATTTCAACCAATGCCAAGGAAGCCTCCTGCAGACTTTAAAATGCTCTGCTGCTTTTCCGGTGTGGTCGGGTTTTTCAGCCCTGTGTTGCTCACGCCGCCGGTGTCCTGGGGTGATTGCATGTTTTTCCGACGGTGTGGTCGTCACCTTCTGCGTTTCAGTGATGATGAGCTCGCGCAGGGTGAGCGTTGTCATCAGCACGTTCTCGCTGGTTTTATCGGTCAGCACCTCAATAGCGCGGATCAGCATGTTCTGATACTGCCGCTTTCCGGTGGTCACGGCAAAAGGCACTTTGCTTTTTTTTCAGCTCCAGCAGCTGCTGATAGACGTCCGCCGGGCTGGTGCCCAGCGATAAACCGGTACTGACGTTAAAAATCTCGGTCGTGTCGATTCCATCGATCAGCGATCCGCCGCTGGCAAACCCCAGCTCCATCGTCACCTCAGCTGGGCGATCATAAGCATGGTCACTTGTCGGTGCGCCGAGCTCCACGGGGTGCTCGGTGATTTCCGTCGCGTCCATGTGCTTCTCGCTGATTGCCACGCTCGGCACGATAATGCCGATGCGGCGCCGCTGCTGGGAGAACAGCACAGATAAAATATCCATCAGCCCACCTGTGTTTGCATGTTGCGTGTCTGCCGGCGGTAAACGCCCTCAACCGCATCACCGGTAAGACGCGCCGTTTCGTGGATCACCGCCGCCCTGCACGTTGATATTGAACACGGAGCTATTCGAGCCGCCAGCGCCAACGGCTGATTGAGCCGCCTTCAGCACCATTTCTGGAGCGTAAGGATTTTTGCCGTTCTCAATCTGCGTGATGCCATTCATCAGCGTTGCCAGCACCTGTGGATCCTGAATATTCAGCGAGTCACCCCGACCAACGCCGAGCATTTTGCTCAGCTTGTTGATATAGGCCTGGGTGTTGTTCTCGCTGGCCGGCGCAAAGCGGCTGATGATGTCCTCTACAGATTGCAGCTTCTGATAACCTGCGGCCTTTGACGTCCCGTTGTAGTACGCCTTGATCTGCTTACCCAGCGCCGCGAACCCTTCAAAAGCAGAATTGAAGCGAGCAAA